GTCATTCTTTGTCCTTGTCGTTCTGGTGGCCCTTAAGACCGTTCGAAGCGAGGAGCCCCGCCAACACGCCACTCATGGTCAGCGTCAGCGGTGACAGTATTTTCCAGGCTTCAGCATCGTTGGGTGCTTGCTCCAACGGTTGCACAACAAAGAGAAGTCCGTACAGAAGTACAAAGACGGTGCCGACAAACGCAATGGAGATTGCCAGTCCAACAATCAGAATTAGTCGTCCTTTGATTTCTTCGTTGGAAAGTCGTGGTCGGAATTTCATGCGCAACGTCCTGTTCCTGTTTCGTTCGGTGCAATTGTTGCTGCCGATAGTGCTTTGTTTTTTACGCGCTCACAGTTGACTCGTGTGCGATCTGCGCAGCTTGTGAGGGCTAGAAGGGTGGCGCTAATCAGCAGTAGGCGTTTCATCTGTGCCTTCTAGTGTCCAGCCTGTAGCAAGTAGTGCTTCGTATTCTTCTTGCGTCATTTCGCGCAATTCGTCGTCTATTTGTATGTTTGGCCGTGTCATGGTTTATGCCTTTCGGTATCCGTAAACGGTCACGGTGCCACCTGTAAGAGTTCCCGTTCCGTTAAAGAGTTTAATGTCTGCGTATGATGTGGCTACTTTGTGTTCGCCGTTCATCGTTCCATAGGCGTTATTGTCTGCATAAGTTCCAACATTGACTTTTGTGTATTTTGCTAAGAATGGATTGTAAATATCAAACTGACCAATTTGTGCTTGGCTTGCTGTGCCTCCCCCAAGCCATGTAAATTGCACTCCATTCAAAGTAGTTGCTTCGTTTACTCCCCCAACGCCACAGACCACATAGATTAAAGCGCTGTTATAGCCAGTAGCAGAAAAAGTGCCACCATTGCCCAAAGTTGCATACAAGGCTGCATTGGCTGAACCAGTCGTATTGACAATAATTCGATACGCGTCATAAGTTGCACTAAACGCATTAGTGACGGTAACGGTCGCAACTGCACTACCGATAGTGGTACTGCTGACAAACACCAGCCCTGAGTTTGCCAGATACGTATTTGTATCGGCAGCCGTCAGCACCTCGCCAGTCGTAAAAGTCTTAATAGCCATGTCAGAATCCTAATCTTTTAAGGTTGTTTTGTGTTGAGATCATGTGAACCAATTTCCAAGTCTGTTCTGGTTAAGAACACCAAACGAAACTGAATCAAGAGTGAAGTCGGCATAAACTGTGTTGGGTGTCAAATAGACGGTGAATTGTGTTTGGTCGGGGTTTGCCAAATATCTGATGCCTTCAATGTTGCATAAGGTGGTTGTTAAAGTCCCTGAGCCTGGCACAACGTATTTGACGTACACCAAAGATGTATACAGATAGTTCCCTAACATCTCCTCAATTCCCGTGTTGTCTTGTGCTACATCACTAAAACTGACTTCGAAGCGCAATGCGTATGGGTCTGATTGTGCGTTCGCTAACCATTGTGCGCGGTTTTGTGCTTGAGAAATTGAGATGTTGACGGTTGATAGGCCATTGAATTTGGTGCCGTATGTCGTGACGCTTGAAGCGTTAGTCGCCGTTTGTGCTGCAACAACAGGAGGAGTCACCGTAATTGTGTTCAGGAAGTTTTGACCTGCCGTAATGCGTTTGAACTGTTGGTATTGGATGTATTTGTTGCCCGTTGAACCTGCTTTTGCAGGTTGCAAAGTTACTTCGCTACCAGATAATCCAAGGCCACCAGGACGCAGATTAAGAGCTTCTTGTTGTTGGTAAATTTGTGATCCGTTTTTTTCGCCTGCAAGGTTAAGGTTGATTCTGTTGGCGATGGTGCCTGTGTAGGTTGCAGCGGTTGCAGAGAAAAAACCAGAATAAGTGTTGATCCATGACATGTCCGACGGCAATGCTCCCGAAGCGACGGTGAACTGGTTCCACATTTGTTTGTAGGACAATTCTTCGGTGAGGGTAAAATTGTTTAATTGAATTTGCCCCGCGCGACTCATCCAGTCCTGCAAAGTGATTGTCGCTGTTGAAGCAGATCCTGAACCCGATGTAGTCGTGGTGCCTGGTTGGTCATTGTATTGAACTTCGGTAATCCAAAAGACTTGACCGTCTCGACCGGTGCTTGTTGCCGTGTAAATTGCTGTGCCAATTACCCATGAGGCGGACTGGTTGGTGTTGTTGCGGACTGTGACGGTCATGTTTTGACCGGTGTAGTTGTCAAGATAGTTTTGTTTGCCTCGGAAACGAGAAAAAGAAATGACGGTGCTTGTGAGGTCGACGGCTCCTGGGTATGTCTGGAATAGCCAATTGGTTTTTGGCATTACATCGCTCGCGTATTTACGGGGACTGGCCCATTAGCGCGGACATAGTCTTGAAGTGCCTGTACGACGGCGTTGGGGTCTCCTCCGTCGACGTTGATGGTGAGGTTGGCAAATGGCCCGATACCGCCGATTCCTGCGGTCTCAAAGCCTCCTGCGTTACCTGAGGTGTTGTCCATGACTGGTGCATTCAAGTAGATGATTCCGCCGTCGCGTACTCCTGATCCACCTGCTCCTGCGCCGATTGACGGTGCTGATGCGATTGAGGTTGGGGCAGATGCCGAAACAACTCCGCCACCGCCGAACATTGCCGCCTCTGCCTGTCGCGCTGAAGTGAATCCTGAGCCCTTGTCCTCTGGGCCAATCTTGCCGAAAGAGACGCTGCCTAATGGCGAGATGTCTTTGAATGGGCTGATTAGGTTTATCCCCTTAATTAATACGTTCGTAACTTTTATCCAGGCGTTGGCTAAGAATTCAAAGTAGTCAGATAGCCCGTTGACGACGTTGCGGACAAGGTTGCGGAATCCTTCAAATTTTGTGTATGCAATTCCTAAACCTGTAACAAGAATGCCAATGCCGACTGCAATAAGTCCAAATGGGTTGAGTGCCATTGCGGTGTTAACCGCCATGATTGAGACCGCTACGGCTGCGATGGTGCCTGCAATTGCTGTGAAGACGCCAGGGTTCTTTTGCGCCCAATCAGCCATTGTCTGAAGGTAGGGAATGACTGCCTCGACAACTGGCATGAGCGACGCGCCAATTGACTCCTTTGTCTCGTCAAGGGCAATCTTCATCCGCTTGAATTTGCCTGCGGTGGTTTCGGCTGCTTCAGATGCTGCACCGCCAAACGTCTTTGACATTGCTTGCATGACTTCGTCAAGGGTCGCTCCACCCTTAATCATGTCACGCAGTTCTGGAGATAATTTAGCGAGGGCGGTCATGTTGCCCCCGTATGCCTTTTCTAACGCCTTAGTGACCGTCTCAAGGCTTAATCCTTTGGCTGCGGAGATGTCCATCGCTGCGCCTGCGAGTTCCTGTGCTTTGGTGATGTCGCCAGTAGCGCGGACTAGACCGCCAAGTGCCGGACGAAGTTCCTCGTCCGTGATTCCAAGCAGTTTGCCCTGGGTGCTGATCCAGTCCTCGTTAGCTTTAATTTGGGCGTCCGTTGCGCCCGTGGTGCGTCGAATCTGTTCAGCAAGTTTGTCCTGCGCGGCGGCGTCTTCTATTGCGCCCTTGACTGCATCACCTAAAGCAACCGTTAGAGCGCCAAGTGCTGCAGCTGCGGGAAGCGCTGCCTTCTTGATAGCGAACTGTGCCTTTTCTTGATTGGTTTCAAGTTGCTTGAATTGTTTGATTGCTTTTGAAACTCCGTCGCCGTCAAACGTCGAAATGATGGGGATTGCTAGAGCCATTACTTGAGTTCCTTTTCGACACGGTTGATAACTGCTTGAGATGCTGATTGCATTTCGCGTTCAATCTCTCCGCGCTTGCGAAACACGGAAGGTCCAAGAACTCGAGTTGTACCGGCACGAAGTTGTCCGAGCGAATCCCCGAGGCGGTTTTGGTTGGCGCGTCCCGCTGCTTCAAATACTGCTGCTGCAACATTGGTCTGGGTGATGTAGATCAGGGAAGTTGCTTCTCGAGATGCGTCTACTTTTAACTTGACTCCAGAGACTGCCCGCGCAACAGAGAACGGGAATATCTTCTTTCCGTTTTGTGTCCATTTGCGTTGCATGCCCGAAAGATACTCGCGTTGGTAGCCGCGTTGGGCTTCGTTTATTGCGGGTTGTGCAATGCGGGTTGCTTGCGCGACAAACTCTTTACGCAGTCCAGGCTCAATTTTGTTTAGCGAACGAATCGCCTCTTTAAGACCTGTCATTTCTATTGAAGTGTTGACTGTCATTTTCTACGCCTTGAGGCTTTCTCTTGTTTGTTCAGTACGTCGACAACTGTGAACAGATCGTCTGTGTCGAAGTCTGGCAATGCCCAATATCCCGTTGCGACAAGTACCTCTGCTACTGAGCGTCGGTAAGTGCCGCTTCGGTAGGGTTTGGGGCCTCGGAACTGACAACCTCGACTGCTGAAATTTTGCGAATGTAATCGTCGAAGATTGCCGGAACAGTAACGCCTGATTGCTTGGCTGATTCGTATGCAAAGAACGCAAGGTCTTCTGCTCCGATGCCATTTGCAAGTGATGATGCTTGACGCTTTGTTCGGCGTTCCCATGCGACAACAACGAATAGGTTCGTTGTGACTTCATATGGTTCGCCTTCGTTCGGTGTTACTTTGAGTGTTATTTTCATGTTTCCCTCTGTTGATTATTACGGTGCGGTGATGTCTCGTACCCAAGTGCCACCCGTAAACTGTGCGGTCACAGTTGCAAGCGATCCGACGGTCGAGTTAATGGGCGTAAACGATGCAAGCATGCAGTTTGTGATGACGTACTCAGGGTTTGTCGCTGATTCCGTTGTGCCAGACGGGGAGATTGTCAGGACAGTTGTGCCGGTGCCTACGCATGACGCAAGAATTGCTTCGACTTCTGTTGCGCCGTAGGAAAGAAAGAAGTCGATTGAGACGTCAACCATTTGCAGGCCTTGAGTGAAGCGGTGACCTGTGTCGCCGAACGCGGTCGACTCGAGAGCGTCATACCCGACTGTAATTGTGCAGGCGTTGCCCTGATCCGACAAGTCGGTTGTGGTTGCGCCTTGAGTGATGCTGATGGTGGCATTCGAAAGGAATGTTGCTGTTGCCATTGTGGCTCCTTAGTTTCTACGCACGGCGATTGCCACCGTGAGATCGTATGTGGGTATGTCTTGCCCGCCGTAGTTCGCGTTGCCTGGACGGGCGTCGACGACTGCGATGGACGAGTTCATAATGGTGTCTACCGTTGTCATTAGGTAGTCGCCTGAGTCTTGGTTTCCTGGAGGAGCTGCTAAGACGCGGACTGGAATGCGAAAGTCTCCGACGTTGTATGTCCATGAGGTCATTGAGGGAAGTTCAATCATGACGGACATTGGTCGCGCGTTGCGCGGGTCTGTGACGGGTTTGAGACCGAGGGCGGTCAAGGCGGTTTTGATTGCGTTGACTGCGTCGACGAGGATTCCTGTTGCAGCCATTACGCAACCTGTGGTCTTCCGCAGCCGATTA